CCTCCTTTGTGCAGGATTTCCTTGCCAGAGTTTCTCTATTGCTGGGAAGCGGCGAGGATTCGAAGATACTAGAGGGACATTGTTCTTTGAGATATGCCGCATCCTACGGGCTAAAAGACCTAGAGTGCTTTTCCTTGAGAATGTCAAAGGACTCCTCTCCCATGACGAGGGCAATACCTTTCAAGCCATTCTTCAATCACTGGATGAACTGGGGTATGACTTGCAATGGCAAGTGCTTAACAGCAAGGACTCCGGAGTCCCACAAAATAGGGAACGGGTGTTCATTATCGGACATTCTCGAAACCAACCCAGACCAAAAGTATTTCCTCTCAGAGAAGGCAATGGATTGGTATTTGAAGAAGGGGCTGGATTACAGAGTATTAGATTTAGTTCCCTCAGAAGCAGCGATTACAAAGGAACACATAACTTGATTGGAGAAGTGGCGAATAGTATAGATGCAAACTATTACAAGGGGCTAGATTGCCACCAGCAAAGAAGCGGAGTTGTTTTGTATGACAGAATTCGTCGGCTAACCCCTATTGAGTGTGAAAGACTCCAGGGATTCCCCGACAACTGGACGGCGGGAATATCAGATAGCCAAAGGTATAAATGCCTGGGCAACGCCGTGAGTGTTCCAGTCATAGAGGCAATCGGAAGGCAGTTAATGGAGTTTAATGGCTGAATACACTAAACAGGAAGCAAGGGAGTTAATCAATAAGACACATCGCAAGTGGGTGGAGACTTGCTTACGGCAGGACATAAGAAACTATATGGAGCTATGCCCTGCTTTAGGCGAGCCGAGCGAGACGACTGTAATGGACTGGGCTACTGATATTTATCATTACAAGCCGAATGGGTTACATAACGGCTGGGCGAAGAAGCTCATCAAGAGAGCATTAAAAGCCGAGAAACTGCCGACAAATGTCCGAGAAACTAGCTTCGTGGTGTATTCAGAAAGGAATATCCCGCAAGTTTCCCTGTATAGCCCGAAGCTGGCAGATATAACGTTGTTGATAAAATAAAGGAGGAACATGGAAGCTAAAGACACAGTAATGGGTAAGGTGCAACGGGACAATATATTTTATCACGGTATAGGAACACTTGAAGGAGTGTGTACAATGCAAGCTGAAATCTCATTCAAGGCAGGGCAGGAGTCAGAAGTTGCCCATAGTGCAGATTTATGTGCCGCATATTGGGATGCCATTAAGGAAGAAGGACACAAGGCAGGGATAAAGGAAGTGGTGGGGTGGCTTGAACGAACAAGGAAGCAAAAAGTCCCTAAGTACCAACTCAAAGAATGGGGGATAGAATAATGTGGAGACCACTTGATTGGGCAGAGGTTAGACAAGATGTATTGGAGAATACAAAGCCCTGGTCGGGTAATATCACACTAGCACAAGCAGAGGGTAATTTCTTTGAAGCTGGTGCTGATGCGATGCTGGAGGTGTTAAGGAAGATGGGTGTTTACATGACTGCAAGCAAAAACGGCATCTTGCACATTACGCCTGAATCTACGCTTTGTACCGCTTCTCTAATAACAAAGGGTAAATTGGTTTTCATACCAGACGATGATACCAATTAACGAGTTATTCAGCGAGCCAGCGGAACAGCATGCTTGGTTAGTAGGTATGTCTCACGGCTTCTTTTTCTGGCAGAAGCACCCGCCGCTTACAGAAGAGCAGAAAGACGAACAGCATTATTACGAGCAGGGGAAAATTGCAGGTATGTTTTTATGGCTACCTTTTACTGTATGCCAGGTTCTTATCGGCTGGCTGATTGTTAATTTATGGTTTTAGAATGGAGGGCTTATGAAGGAGTACCAAAAGATTCAATCTATTTTTAAGCGTGATGAACGGACACACAAGTTTATTATGGGCGAGTATTCGTTGCCAGAGTTTGAGTATTTAGCCGAGAATTATTGGGTAGGAACAGAGAAGGTAGATGGAACTAATGTTAGGGTTAATTGGGATGGTGAGATGGTTGAATTTGGCGGTAGAACGGACAATGCCCAGATGCCAACATTTCTACTCCAGCGGTTACAAGAGTTATTTACCATTGAGAAATTCAAATCCCTATATCCTGATACTCCTATGACTCTATACGGGGAAGGGTATGGAGCAAGGATACAAAAAGGCGGTGGTAATTATATCCCGAATGGTGTGGATTTTATTTTAATAGATGTGCTGATAGATGAATGGTGGTTAAAGCGTGAGGATATAGAGGATGTCGCTAACAAATTAGGGGTTAAAGTAGTGCCCATAGTGTATAGCGGTGAGCTTATATCAGCAATAGAGCCTGTGCAAAAGGGCTTGAAATCTACTTTTGGTGATTTTATGGCTGAAGGCATGGTATTGAAGCCAGTGGTTGAATTGAAATCTCGGCGAGGGCATCGGCTCATAACTAAAATGAAAACAAAGGATTTTGAATGAGGGATGTAGCTCAGTGGATAGAGTGCTTGGCTGTCAACCAAGAGGTCGGGGGTTCAATTCCCCTCATCCCTGCTAACTGGCAGTCAGTAATGGAGTTTAGTACATAAGATGAATTATGGTATAAAGTGTTTAGACTCATACGCACCTAACGAAATCCGCTTTAACCAGTGTCATATAATGTGGATTTTGAATCATTTAGACTTTCTTAAAACGGGATATTGGCCTTGTGACCCAGACGATATTAATACTCAGCAATGCTTTCAAGGAAGGGCTTATTTTGAGACGGCAATTTTAGTCGCTGCTGAAGTAGAAGCGAGGCTGGCTACGATAGGCGATGACGGGTTTATTATCAAAGACAGGTATCATAAAGAAGAGCAGGAATGGACTTTATCTAAGAAATACCACTTGCCACAAGGGGAGGTTAGAATGAGGATAAGGCGTGGGCTGAGATATATGGCCGGTGACAGTCGGAAATCTATCCCCTATGATGAGTGGGTAAAAAACGGCTGGAAAGAGAAACGTCTAACACCCTCTAAATAGCTACAAAAGTGCAAAAATCCACGCAAGCGGTTGACCCCTTGACAGAGAAATCACGAAGGAATTATACTATTGGTGGGTGTAATCATTATGCCCTCGATGGCTTAGAGTATGCCTGTTCAGCCAACATTTTAATTGGGTGATGGCCAACTGTTTGCCCAAGGCGGTAAGGTCTTGGGCTTTTGTTATTTTGCAAGCAGGTAAGTCCTATAATGTGCTTTAGGTGTTTCCTTCCATCGGTTGGTTAGCCTAGAGATAAGAGGCATTATAGGGTCTGCTCACAGCCTCCAGGTATGTTGCGTGGTTATTCGTGGCAATGGGGGCTGTTTCATTTTAGCCAGCCAAGTTTGGGATATAACGGCAGCCGTATTCCCAAGTAATGCTGGCCTTAGCTCGCCCACCAAGTGTGGGAGGAGTACTGACCCCGTCTTACAAAGGCGGGGTTTGTATTTTAGAGTGGGATAATCCCACTTCTTTATTTCACGGAGGAATTATGAAAACCTACGATAATGTCACAATCAAAGAGGAAAAAGATAATGTCATTCTAAGCACGCCGTCAATGACTATGCCTTTAATCATACCCCGTGAGGTTTGGCGAGCTATCGTAGCTGACCATGTGAAAGACGTAATGAAAGGTGAGCCACGTCCCGATAATGTAACGATTACCTACGATAGTGGCATTCCTTGGGATTGAAGTCTAGCTAGGCTTAATCATATTGCGCCGTGCTGGGTTTACTCCTTTGCTCGGCACGGTGCGCCTTATTATGGAAGTAATCATAAGTCCACCAATTAAATGTAGTCGTAGCCAAGAGTTCCTATTGTTTCCTCTTGGAGATATTCATGCTGGTTCTATTGACTGCTCTGAAAGTGCCATCAAGGCGAAAGTAGAGGAGATAAGGACTACCAAGAACGCCTTATGGCTTGGCATGGGGGATTATGTTGATAGTATAACAAAGAACGACCCACGCTTTAGCATGGATGGACTAGCACCCTGGGTAAAGAAAAGCAATATCATAGAATCTCAGCGGAAATGGGTAGGTAACTTATTCACGCCGATTAAAGACAAATGCTTGGGATTATTAACAGGCAATCATGAGGAGAACGAGCATTTAAGGTATCAGAACGATATTACCAGGAACATCTGCGATGATTTAGGCGTTCCATATGCCAGCTATTCAGCGTTCTTTATTCTGGATTTTCATAGAGCAGAATCGGCAATCCATCAAGTAATTGTCCACGCCTGGCATGGTGCGGGGGCGGCTCAGACGGAAGGGGCCAGGTTGATGCGGTTAATGAGATTAGTCAACGAGGTGCAGGCTCATATCTATTTAATGGGTCATCTGCACGCTATGACACAGCATACGCCTGACAGATTAGTATGCCAGAGAGGAAGGGTTAAGAGTATTAAATTAGCAGCGACAATTACTGGTAGCTGGCTGAAAGCATACACGCAACCCAAGCAAGGGCAGGTTCTAAGCCCGACATACGCTGAGATGAAAGGCTACAAACCTTCAAGGATCGGCTGTCCAGTAATACATATCCGACCTGATAAAGAAGAATTTACAGTTGAGAGTTAAATGGAAGAGCTAGTTGAACAACTGAAAACGATAAAGAATCTGGCTGATATTTCAGTTTTGTTGATTGAAGAGGGGAAAATGGATTTATTGCCGACAGCCTTAGAATTGATTTATATGGAATCCCAACAGATACTTGACGAACACTGTGTTAAGCATAATCCCGATAAATGAGCATAAAAGGGTAAGTGAATACCCAAATCAGGTATGTTTAATGTGGAGGCAACACTTATTCGCCTAAATGAGTGCAAAAACGGAACCAGAAACTGAACTAATTACTGATGATGAGCTAATGCAGTATATACGTGGCTTTGATTGGTTGCAGGTTGTCGAATATGGGCAGGTGATAATCCATATTAGAGAGGGCAAGCCATGTTTGCTGACACTCCAGCGAACTATCAAAATGGATTGAATTATACAACTGAATAGCTACTAGCTAGTTTAAGGCTGAATCGGGGAACGATAGGTCTAACCAGAAATGGTTGGCTTGTTGTTCCCCGTTTTTTTTGTTTTTGTGGTATGAATAATAGCAAATATAGAGCAGGCATTCTTGTTTATAGGGCAATTAAGGCAGAGAAGCGTAGAGACTGTCGGCTTGATAAGAAAATAAAGAAAGAGGGTTCTCGTTATCCCGAACCTACGAAGATATTACCTAATGGTTGCCGAGTGTGGGTATTTTAATCATGTTCACTTCCCTCATTGCTTAGGTAATGAGGCCACTGGGCGTTTCACGGAATGCCTAGCTTTCACAAAACGGTGAAACTGCTGTCGTTCTTTAACAACCTATGGTCTAGATATAATCTTCCCAGTCTTGTCAAACACAACACCGCACTTGCGGCACCACCAGGAATTAGTGGACTTGTTATAGAGAACATACTTTGATTTACAGTTGGGGCATTGTAGTTTCATTGTTTACCTCCATTTATTTTAGCTTACCACTTATGATTACAAGCGGGGCATTTCTTACTAGACGGGACAGTTGGTATCCATCTTCTGCAATGCCGACAATATCTCATATACATTTCACTCCTCCTTTAACTTATTTACCTTATCGTAAAGGCAACTAGCGTGTTCAGGTTTGCCATTGTCATCAAAATAGAATGTTTGTCCTGGTAGCATTGGCAACCCGCAAATGGCACACTTTGCGTCTGTCCACATTGCTCGATTTGCTGCACAATCCTTATGTTGACAAGGTTGTTGGCATACAACAGCTTCATCTTTGATGTTTGGCACTATTGCATATCCCATTCTCTTACCTCCTTTAATGTTTGCTATCCCTTCCCCACCATTCAAAGAACCAATGCCAAAATCCAAGAGTGATAATAATTACTTCGGGTGAGATTGATAGCCCAATGCCAAATGTATAACTCGTTATCTTGTGATGATAAGCTACCCACTTTCGTCTTATAATCATATAAGCACCTCTCAGAACCTAAATACCATATAGCCATAACGAGGTTCGGGTGATCGTCTATGCCAAGAGTGTGCTATAAAATCACCGTTATGAGCTATCATACACTCTAGGAATTTGCAACCAGTGCCAGCAGGTAATGATTCTGTGTTCTTGATACGGTGGTCATAATTGCAGTTATATCCTACTGAGTATGGTCTATAATCCCTTGTCATTCTCTTACCTCCTTTTGTTTATTCCAGTAAGGTGAGCCACAGCCAGGACAACGCAGGACTTCTCTTTTCCTGGGCGTCCACTTGTGACCACACCTCAGACACGTGAGCGTTTGTGGTATTTTAACTCTTTTCATACCTATACTGTAACATTATGCTGTTTTATTTGTCAAGTCCCCCTAGGCACGCGGTTAAAAAGAAATTTGCATATTAGCAACAGGTCAGTCATAAATCGGCCGGCTACATCAATGTCTTATTGTTAATGGTGATTGATACAAAGTATCTCATTAAGCTAGTGTCACTTTTCTCAATAATCTGTAGGAGCAACTATGAAAAAGCTATTTCAATATATTAAACGATTATTCCAGAAAAGATACTCATTCAGAACCTATGAGGGTTATCCAAAGAGTGGCAAGGTATGGGAGCATAGTACCTTTCACTGGTTATGGAGTAGGCGAATTAAGAGGGAAGTAATCAAGGTATGAAAACTATGGAGAAGAATAGATTAACTCAAAAGCAGGAAACATTTTGCATAAAGTATTTTGAATTAGGTAATGCTACTGAGGCTGCCCTTGTTGCTGGTTACAGTCGCAAGGTAGCAAGGTCTATAGGTTCGGAAAACCTAACAAAGCCTGACATTCAGTCTCGTATTCAAGAGCTTCGGGAAAGAGTTGAGGATGCCTCTATTACCAGTGTTCTTGAACGCAAACAGATACTTGCGGAGATAGCCAGGGGGCGGCTTGCTGATTTTGTCGAAGTAGGTGCTGATGGAGCTTGGTTTAATATTGAGCCTGAGGCAATGAACTCACGGGCTCTTGCTTCAGCTACCAGTAAAACTATAGTCGGTAAAGATGGGGCGGATGATGCTGTTTTTATACGGGTGGGCTTGCATAACCCTATTCAGGCTATAGCCGAGCTCAACAAAATGGAAGGGATATATGAAGCTGGGAATGTAACTAACATTAACAACAGGATAGTTAATATCAAGGTGATGTATGACGGTAGCAACGGAACAAGAGTATATCGTTCACTTGCGGAAGCCACATGACAAACAAATAGAGTTTCTTCAAAGTCCTGCACCTCGAAAGGTAATAAGGGCAGGGCGAAGGTCAGGCAAGACTGTTGGTATCTCTATTAAGGCAGTGGAGAGATTCCTGGATGGTAGGAGGGTATTATACGCTGCCCCTACTAATGAGCAGGTAGGTCGGTTCTGGTATGAGATTTGTAGTGCTTTAAGTGAACTGGTGGATGCCGGCGTTTATAAGAAGAATGAGTCTGAGCATTTCATAGAACTACCTGGGACCGAGAATAGGATTAAGGCAAAGACAGCATGGAACGCTAACACCCTGAGGGGTGATTATGCCGACTACCTGATATTTGACGAGTGGCAACTTATGGCTGAGGATGCGTGGGATGAGGTTGGAGCGCCTATGCTACTCGATAACAACGGGGATGCTGTGTTTATCTACACTCCCCCTTCTCTGGCAAGCAGTGGGATATCAAGAGCTCGGGACCCTCGTCATGCTGCCAAGATGTTCAAGGCTGCGAAGGAAGACGAAACTGGTAGGTGGGAGGCGTTTCACTTTACCTCACATGATAACCCTTATATCTCCGAAGAGGCGCTACAGGAGATTACAGGGGATATGTCCAGGGAGGCGTACTTCAAGGAAATCATGGCTGAGGATGATGAACTACAAGCATCCTGGCTGGTGTATGGTGTATTCAATGAGGACACTTGCTGGATAGACCCCTTCCCTATACCTAAAGAGTGGTTACGCTACTCAGGGCACGATTTTGGCTCTGCTAACCCTGCAGCCTTGTTTATCGCTCAAGACCCCGCTACTGGCTTTTTTTATGCTTATTATGAGTATCTTCCAACGGGTGGTAGGTCAACGGCACAGAATGTAGCGGAGTTTAAGCAGATAACAGAGGGAGTTAACATCATTCGAAGGGTTGGGGGAAGCCATCAAGAAGAGGAGATACGTACTGGATACACAGCGCATGGCTGGCCTATCCAGGAGCCAAAGATAAACAGTGTCAATGCTCAGCTAGACAGGGTTAAGGCATTGATGGAGTTGAATAAACTCTATGTATTCAAGAACTTAGTCCATTACCACGAAGAGTTGATGAACTGTATGTGGAAGTTAGACGAGCAAGGGGTGGCTACAAATGTGATAAAAGACGAGAAGAAATACCATCTTTGTGCTTGTGCCAGATATATATTAAGCGACTTCACTCCTGAGACTGTAGAGAAGGGCGAAGAGGGTCAAGTCTGGAATTATTAGGAGAATCTATGGACAAAAAGACAATAGAAGAAAAAGAATCTGAGTTTAGTGCTTTGCACTCTCGGATGGATGGCGACAAGGACTTATGTTTTGGCAAGACTTTCACGCTATTGAACGCTGATGGTCAAGAGATGCCGAAGGTTCGCAATGTCACCTTACCGGATGCCAAGATGTTTGCCAGGAAGACTATCTCTGTGATAAGTGCAGCCAATCAGCAAATCGTGGTAGAGGGTGAGACCTTGAAGGACAAAGAGACCACTCTTATTGAGGAGTTTCTTGAGGATGCTTATTTAGAGGCTGACAACCGATTAGCTAAAAGAGGGATAACGGGGATGTTTCCCTATCAGGTTGAGAAGGCGTGTGCTAGAGGTCATCTGGTTGGTAGGTGTTTGGTGAGGAAGGTAGGTAAAGAGATTGTCTTTGACATCCTTCCTCTTGATGCCAGGTATTTCATCTATGAATTAGGTGTTGACGGGTTCAAGTGGGTAGCCTATAAGACGACTCGGAGCAAGGCAAGGATAGAGGAAGAGTACGGCATCGAGATAGCCAGCGATAAAGAGACAGTATGGGATGCATGGGAGAACGATGTTAATACGGTATTCATTGGCGAAGAGGTAAGAGAGCAGCCGAATCCTTATAAATTCATTCCCTTTGTATGGCAGATGATACCGGCGGGGTATATGCTAGAGGACAGCGACAATATGAGCCACGAAGGGGAGAGTATATTCGAATTAAGCAGGGATGTATTTCCTCAGATGAACACGACTGCAACGGTCTTACAGACGCTCAATGTAAAGGCTATCAAGCCAGACTATCAGTATGAGAGCGAGGAAGGGATAAAGGCAAAGAAGCCAGAGAAAGCACCTTACGGAGAAGGGACTATCGTACCTGTTGATAAAGGCATGGGCTATAAGCCTTTCCCTATAGCGGATATTCATGCTGCTACGAGGTTGTTCTACGCTATGTTTGAGGGGAGACTACAAAGGGCTACTATGGCTGCAACCGATCTGGGGAACCTGACATTCCCATTGTCAGGACAGGCTATCAGGGATTTATCTCAGAAAGACGACCTTGTATTGCCTCGTTTACAAGGGTTGGCGATGTTCTATGAGCAACTCTCCAGGATGATTATCAGACAGTATCGGGAGTGGGGCTTAAAGGCTGAGTTAGGGGAGGAAGGGCACAGGCGCACATACAGCCCGAAGGAACTGAACGGAGAATACACGATTAAATATAAATACTTCTCTACCTCACCGATGGAGAAGTTAGCTAATTACTCCGTAGCCAACGCAGCGGGGAACCTCATCTCTGAAGATACCAAGAGAAGGGATCTTATAAAGCTCGAAGACCCTGACGGTGAGGAGACTAAAATCAGGGGAGAACTGGCAGAGAAGCTTGATCCTGCTATTGCTCTGTATAGATTAGCGGGGAGTTTGATAGACGAGGACAAGTCTCTTGAAGCGCGGTTAGTAGCTGAGAGATTAGTTATGGTGTTAAAGCAGAGGCAGATGCTACCTGAGCAACTACCACAAGAGGCACCTGAGAAGAAGAACTTACTGCCGATGGGTGGCGATTCTGCCAAGAGTGAAGCAAGCCCTGAGCTTACAGAGCCGTTCAAAGAGCCAGCAGAGGAGAAGATTGAATGAAGTTTACTAGAAAAGATTTAGACAAGCTAGTTGAAGATGCCCTGAAACCAGAGGGTCAGGCTATGTCTGGTGGAGATATTAAGCAAAGAGGCAAGTCTGCCTTTCAGAAGTTATTAGGGAAGAAGCCTAAGTTAAATGAGCGATAACCTGACCGAATTATTACGGAAATATTCCACGGAACCCGAGGATATGGAGAAGCTATTAAAAGAGCTTCATGCTGGACTAGAACAGCGGAAGGTAGCGAAGCCCGAAGTATCCGTATTGAACACCCCTCAGATATTCGACTGGGAAGAAGCCAGAGGGATGGGGATTCCTGTCCGCCAGGGCTGGATGCTGAAATTAACTCCCGATACCAGCGAAAGGGGATATTCCTTCAGCATGATTACTCCTGAGAAGTGGGAGATAACCGAAGATTGGAAATATATCTCCCCTGAGGGTAAACAGTATGGGTATGAGGAGATGGAAGATGTGGTTGGTGAGCATCCTGAAACTGTATATGGGCAGATTGAACCCACAGAAACGCTTGAATCTATTATGGCTTATCTGAATGTTGATCCTGAAGGGTTTATGAGTGATTTAATGGAAGCTGGCAGGACAACCGAGAGTGAGGATTTACTTAAGCAACTGGGAGCAAGTGAGGCTTATATTGATTATGTCTTTATGAGTGAGGAGGAGCAAAACGCTTTCCTGTACGATATTTATAAAGCAGGCAGAAGCGAGACGACTGAGAGTATATTAAAGGATCTCTTCCCTGATACTACAGAGGAGCAACTGGCAGAGTTCTTTGTTGGTGCGCCGGCGGCTTATAAGGAAGAAAGCAAGTTAAAGGATATTTGGGACGCTTTCTATTCTGGTATGGCAAATTTCTGGTTTGCCAGCAAACAATTCATACTTGGTGTCTTGCCAAGGTTCAAGGAGTTGGCTGGTCCCCCAGGTGCAGGGATAGCCGAAATGAACAAAGAGCGACTTCTAGCACTACAAAAGGAAAGGCCACTCACTAAAATCGAACAGGAGTCTTTAGATTACTTACTAAAAAGCACAGGAGAGGCAGAGGTTGAAAGACAGCAACGCCAAGATAAATTCAGGGAAAAGTATTTCCACCTGAAGGGACAACAAGAGGAATGGTTAGGCAGTCATCCCGAATTAAGGCCTCCGCCAGAATGGGAGGGGGGAACTATTGAGAAAATTCAGGAAGACCCTAGCATTCTAAAAGACCCTGCTTATTGGGCTTATGTGGCTGCTGATACTGCTGCCTTCACATTGGCTTTCTTAGGGACAACGATAGTAGTTACTGGTGCTACGCAAAATCCATTTCTTGGGTTGGCTGCTGGCGTGGTAGCTACAACTCCCGCTCAATCACAGGACTTAATGGACGACTTAATGATGAGTGGGGCGACATTTGAAGAGGCAACGCTGCTTTCAGTACCTATCGGCAGTGTGATTTCATCGGTTGAGGTTGTCGGTGGTATGCCAGTATTGAAGGCTATAATGCCAAGTGTTTATCAGAGCTTGAGAAGGAACATTCAAAGGGAAATAGCCAGACGGACTATAGGAACATTAGCTGGGCGAGGGGTGAAAACTGTTACCAACATAGAGTTAGCTGAGATATTCGAGGAGATTGTTCAGGGTGCTATCCAGGATGCTACGGTTAAGACCTTCGATGAGAACCGAAGTCTAATTGAAGGAATACCCGAGACAACAATACGGACTGCAATAGCTACTCTCCCTCTTGCGATTATCGGTGGGGGAAGTGCTGTAGGGCAGTTTCATAAAGCAATGTCTCCCGAGTTAAAAGCGGACTATGACGGCTGGGTGGCGAAGCTAAAGGAACAAGGCATACCTGAAGAGCAAGCGAAGATAATAGCTGCTGGTAAGATTTTAGAGACTCCCGAAGGGCAAGAGGCTTTAGAGAAGGCTATGAGGGAAGTGGAGGCTGGGGTTGAAGTTCCCAAAGGTATCACTCCAGAGGTGGTAAGGATTCTCAAGGATATTAACGATAAAGCAAGAACTATAGCAACCAAGTATGGGTTAGGAGACATTATAGAAGACACTTACCTTATCGGTAGTAGGGCAACAGGTAAAGAAAAAGCATTATCTGATATAGATGTTTTAGTTAAGCTCAAAGATGTGGATGCTTATGTAAGGCGAACAGGGGAGTTTGACCAAGCATTACAAATCCGTATTAACGATATGAGTAGTGAGATAGAGGAAGCATTGGGGGGGCATCTAAAGAAGCGTGTTGAAGATGTGGGTGGTATCGGCAAAGTGCGAATCGATGTGTTTGTCAATGATATTATGGAGGGCAAGGGTATTAAACTTGCTGATATAGCTCGTGTACCAAGCGTACGAGGAGTAACGAAGCCGTCAGAAGTGGCGGCTTTAGCAACCGCCAAAGCTGTGCCTGAAGCTAGTATAGATACTATCAAGCAAGATTTGATAACCGAACTAAAACGCAGGGCTGATGCTGGGGAGAAACTACCTATTGGTATTTCTGCAACTGAAGAAAGTATAACGAAGCATATTGAGGGTATGAGTGAACGCTTACTCCGTGACTGGCATAGCACTATATTCAAGCCTAAGAAAGTTCACGCCACCAAAGCCGAAGCAGAAGCATCTGCTAAGCAGGTTATATTTGATGCGGTAAAGGAAGAAGCTAATCTTGAAGAGACACAAGATGTAGTCAAGAAACTAACCGACCTTATCAAGAACGCTGAACCTATAAGAGAAGCAACTGAGAAGCTAAAGCATGAGGAATTGTCAAAGAGGTCAGGTAAAGCTGCTGCGATACTAAAGACAGCGAGGGGGAAGGAGGCTTTTGATAAGTCTAAGGCTGCGTTGAAGGGAGAATTACCGAAGTCAGACTTTGCACCACCCGAGTTACAGATGACCGATGCTGATATTGGGGCTTTATATGATGCGATAAACGATGCGGATATGCTGTATTTTACCAAATTTAACACAGCCAACGCCTTATCGAATTTACTTGCAGGGAATATACCAACGATAGGCGAGTTAGCACGATTGGAAAAGATGTTTGGGAGCGAATTAGTCAAAGCAGTTTTGGACAAAACAAGCCGAGGGCATAAGGCATGGTTTATGGTTCTAGACTTAATAAATCTACCCCGAGTAGTATTAGCTGCATGGGACTTGTCAGCACCGTTAAGGCAGGGGGCGTTGCTTTTTGTAGGGCAAGCCCCACAAACAATGCCTGCGTTGAAGCCTATGGTTGAGGCGTTTGCCAGCGAGAAGAACGCTAGAATAACTGAAGAACTCACTAGGGCTAATCCCTATTATGAGTTTTCACAGAGCCTAGACGATGTACTATACATTGCCCCACTATTTGAGATAGCCAAAGAGCTAACACAGATGGAAGAAGCCTTTATGTCGAGATTAGCTCGCTATATCCCGCTTATAAAGCATTCAGAGAGAGCTTATGTTATCTACCTTAATAAAATAAGAATGGATGTCTTCGCTAGTTATTGTCGGGCATGGGAAGGCACAGGTAAAACAAGGGAGGATTACAATTCACTTGCTAGGGCAATCAATGTAATGACGGGAAGGGGGAGTCTAGGTAAGTTAAAAGGCTTGGGGCCGATTCTCAATGCTGGGCTTTTCTCCCCGAGGTATCAAATAAGTAGGGTAATGGTGCCAGTGGAATTTGTTAGAGCTACTCCTGCTGTACGCAAGATGATGGCAAAGAATATAGTGGCGTTTGTGGCGACTAATTGCACGATACTTACTCTATGGGTATTAGCCGATGACGATGCTAGTGTAGAGCTTGACCCACGATCTGCTGATTTTGGAAAACTTAAAGTAGGTAATACCCGCCTTGATTTCTGGGCAGGCTTCCAGCCATATTTCAGGCTAGTTGTGAACCTAATTACAGGGATAAGGAAATCATCAACTACTGGCAAACTTACCGAAGTTCAAAGAGACCAACTTTTGAGCCAATTTGCTAGAACTAAGTTCTCGCCTGTAATGGGGCTTGCAAGTGATATTCTTCGTGGTGAAACTTTCATGGGTGATGAGTTATCTTTGGAGCCTGAATCAGTAAGGGAACAAGCATTTCAAAGGTTGGTGCCGATGTTTGTGCAGGATATGATAGAAGCCGTCCTTGATGCTGGTCTAGCTGGCGGTCTATTAGCTCTCCCAGGTATGTTCGGCGTTGGTGTGCAGACTTATGGTGGAGGTTACTGGGATGAGTTTATAGATATGTTAGGGCAGCCGAAGCAGTCTGACACGCTACCGTATTCTGTGAACAAAGAGGACATATACGATACTAAAGACTTCTATGGCGATATATCACCTAGAGTAAGCGGGATAAAACCAGAGGATATTGACCCCAAGTATCATATACCTGAGTTGGCGCAATCTGTCATCAAAGCGAAAGCGGTTAAAGAAACTTACCAAGAGCGACCAAGTTCTAGTTATATCAACATAAACGCTGACCTTAGAGAGGGTGATACATTTGAGGAGTATTTCCTACAGTGGCAGGCATATCAAAAGGCAACCGATAAAGATGCAATTAAAGAGAAATACCCTCAGTATTATATGGGGAACTTTAGTAGGCAGACATTGGCTTTACTCAGGGAGTATTATTCACTGGACAAAAGAGACCAGGCTGAGTTCTTAAAAGACCATCCTGAGCTCAAACAGAACCCCCGGGAAGAATGGCTGAAAAGTCATCCTGAAGATAACGCTCTGTTAGCATTGTGGGGTCAGGCTAAGATTTATTCCTTAGAGGCTTACAACGAGGTCAAGAAACTCATTGACGAATTGGATATACCGGGTAAAGCGGTAGAATTCAATTTACCCCCTAAAGACTCAATAGAAAACTACTTCAAGTATCTTGACACGAGTGCTGAGTTTGGGAGTAATAGCTGGGAAGTGAGGCGGTTGTTATTAGACGATGACCCTTTGAGAGACTGGTTAGGGCGTGAGCTGATAGAGGACAATCCGAAAGTCCTAGACTTGCAGATTAAAAACCGTGAGTTGAGTGAGGAGTATGAGGGTTACGGAGACAAGGATTCGCCGTATTATATTTCAAACGATGAAGCCAGAGACGAAGCCAGAGAAGCATTTAAGCTAAATCATCCAGAATGGGTTGCTGATGAGCATAGAATAGATGCTTACAAAGCGGAGTTCCCTGAAGGATTGATTGACGATTATGTTACCTGGTACACCGACTTCTCCAAGAAGCCCGAGGATTTTGAGGGTACTTGGTATGCAGATGACCGCTGGCTGATGGAGCATAGAGAGTTTTATAACACGATGCTTCGTTTAGGGATTTGGACTGAGGAAAGGGACTTCACGAAAGTTCCTACCGTAGAACAGGAAAGGTGGCTCAGATACTATGACAATCTTCCTAAACACCTGAGATTGGAAGCGAGATGTGGCAATAAAGCTCTTAATGACGCAGTAATGAATAAAGATTGGGGTTATGGCTTACAACCTCTTGGTGATAGATGTGATAAGTTTGGAGGTGGCGGTGGTAGTGGAGGTGGTGCAAGTGTGGGCATTCCTTATTCGGCCGTGTCGCCAGCAGTACAAATAGCTGAAATGATAAAACAACTATGGGAGGGGGAAGGGAAAGAAATACCACCAGCCGAGCGTCCTATTTGGGAAGACCCACATGAGCAATGGATGACTTATAGTCAAAAAACTCACACAGATTTCAGTGATATGGTACGTTCAGCTAGGGAGGCAGGGGCAAAGGTAATAAAGAGAGGCCAATATCGGCATCGCTTGGACTATGTACCAGAGGGCTATGACCCTTATGAGATATTTGATGTAGCATTACTGGAAAAGCCTGATGGAAGCTGGCTTATAGTAAGGTGGGGGCATCACTACAAGCACTTACAAGTGATAAACATGGGCGAGCATCATAAATACGCTGGGCTTATGAGTTGAAGCCTACGGCACTGATAGGTGTTCAGAGTAGAAGTAGCCCGATTAAGAAACATACCCCTACATAGCCCAAGACTCCGAGCCCTACTAATCCCCTTAATTTCCAATCCCTCTCTATGCAAGCCCAGATAACTATTGCCGTAGCTAAGGCAAAATAGACACCAAGAGTCCAAGTAGGGAGGAGTATCGCAGGCTTAAATGTCCCTATTATCAGGTAGCCAAAGAACCCATAAAGAACAACACCAAGTAGTATCTGTTTCTTAATAGCCATCTATATTCAAAATACCAAAGCACAGCCTGATTGTCAAGTTAAGGCTAAAAAATCAACGAGAATGGGCTTTCTTTACCTTGTCTGAGGTAAACATCAAGTCGGGCTTATTAAAGGCTATTTTAACAGTCTAAATCTTATTAAAGAAAAACCAAAAAACTTTAACAAGGGTCGAGAGGTTAGCCTGCACCATAAGCAGGCAATAAACTAGGAGGTTTATACATTGGACGAAACTGGGAAAGCCGAAAAGGACGAGAAGACTTCTGAAGGCGAGCCTACGAGTACTTCTGACAAAAAGGAAAAGACTTTTACAGAGCAACAGGTCACAAAGATGGTTAGTGACGCGAAAGCTGCTGCCGGAAGGGAGCAGAAGAAACTTGCTGACCAGCTCGAGGCTGCTAACGCTGTGTCTGAATCGCTGAGGCAGGATGCGGAAACAACAAAAGGGAAGTTGACTGCGCTACAGCGTCAGATTGACGAAGCAGAACTCGACAAGGCGAGAGATGACCCACAACTTTTGAACCTTTACCAGCGCAAGCAGGACCTTGAACAGAGGGCAACCGCTATCGAAGAGAGGGAGAGGAAGGTGGCAACGAGCGAGGCACAGCTAAAAGCCGACAAAGAGGCTATAGCTAAGGCCAAAGCAGACGCAACGGTAGCCCAAGTCGCCGTCAAGTATCATCTGAATATCGAGGACTTAGCAGACCTCGGTATAACCGATGAAGAGGCACTTGAGAAAGTTGCTGCGAAGATAGGGAAACCTAGCAAGAAGAAAGCTGGTGAGGGGGAAAAGGAAGATGAGGACTTAATGCCTGATTCTGGCCTTACCTCTGGAGGCGAACATACTCCAACGATGGAAGAGCGGGACAAAATGAGTCCTGAACAGTACATCGCCTGGAGGAAAAAGCAAGAAAAGACGGCGTAATAAAGGTCGTCTCCGTCTCTAAACAAAATCTCTAACAGGAGAAACCCTAAGTGAGTAATACTCTAATTACCCCGAGCATCATCGCAAAAGAGGCTTTGATGGCTCTGGAGAATGAGACAGTCCTTGCGAGCTTGGTTCATAGGGCTTACTCAAAGGAATTCCAAAAGGTTGGTTCAACAGTCACTATTCGCAAGCCAGCATCCTTTACTGTGGATACCTTCGCTGACACCGCTACTGCTCAGGCTGTTACTGAGTCTAGCGTGCAAGTAGTGCTTGACAATCATCTGGATGTGTCCTTTGAAGTAACGACCTCAGAACTAAGCCTGGACGTTGTGAGTTTTTCAGAGCAGTTAATTGCCCCGGCGATGAGAGCTATGGCACAGAGAGTGGACGAGCTATTGGCAGCCTTATATGTGGATATAGGTGGGCATACCGATGTTACGGCTACGACTCAGGTTGTAGGCGACATTGCCCAACTTCGAGAGCAACTTAACTTACAGAAAGTCCCGATGAGCCAAAGATATGCTGTGCTTCACCCAACAACTGAAGCCAGATATATTGCTCTGGACGCTTTTCTACATGCTGAGAAGCGTGGTGACACGAAGGCTCTGAAAGAAGGCTCTATGGGGCGCGTGATGGGGATGGACTTCTACATGGATCAGAACATCTCTGAGCATACCGTAGACTCTTCATTAGTCGGCGACTTAGCAGGTGCCTTGAAAGGGGCAGGCGTGAAAGCAGCTACCAGTATAACTGTTGATGCCCTTGCCAGTGGTGCAACCGTTACTGCTGGCGATGTCCTCAAGATTGCTGGCGACCCTCATGGCTACGTTGTGACTACAGGTGTAACCGCAACCGTGTCTACTGCGGTGTGTGTTATCAGTCCTGCGCTTTATCAAGATGAGGACGATGACGCTGTAGTGACCTTCCAGTCCACCCACCTTGCTAACCTGGCTTTCCACAGGAACGCCTTTGCTCTGGTGACTGCACCTTTAGCCCCTCCGATTGGTGGAGCTAAAGCGGCTGTCGAGAACTACAAGGGTCTTTCTTGCCGTGCAGTCTATGACTACACAATGGCAACCAAGACGAATGTAGTGTCTATCGATATGCTGTGTGGTGTAAAGACACTGGACAACGTGTTAGCGGCTCGTCTGTGTGACGCTCAATAAACCGATTCGTTAATCGGACTTTAAGGGGAGGGGCTTCGGTCTCTCCCCTTTTTAGAAAGGAAACTATGAGAATTTTATGGCAAAGTGCTAGTCCATTATGTAATTCAGGTTATGGGCTACAAACTGCATCGGTAACTAAACAATTAAAGCAAGCAGGGTATGA